TTTTAGAAAGAATTATTAATATTTTTAGTCAGGATTAATAAAAATGTTTAGTAAAATATAGAAATGGCAGACGTTTTACCAGAAATAGTCAATGATCCTGATCTAATTGTTGAAAGCGATGAAGATCAAATCCCAGAAGAATTGGAGATTAAAATGGAGGTACGAGATATCGATACCGATGAGGTATTCGAAAAAAAGAGAAAAGAGAAAGGAGTTGAGCCTGTAATCAAACCTGTAAAAAAGGAAGCGAAGCCAAAAAGACAAATGTCTGAGGCTCACAAGGCGAAACTTGCTGTTGCTCGTCAAAAGGCTGTTGAAAGCAGGAGAAAAAAATCCGAAGAAAAGAAAAAGATGAAAGAATTAGAAAGTAAAGTCACTGCGAAACAAAAAGAACAAAAAATAAAAGAAATGGAGGATATTGTAAATGATGTACCGCCCGAGGCACCAACTCCTGTAAAGGCAGAAATAGATGAATCAGTTATTCAAAAGGCAATTGAGGAGGCATTGTTAAAACAAGAAATGATGAGGCAAGAACGCAAACGAATTAAAAAACAAAAGCAAGACGAAGAAATAAAAAAAGCCAAGGCACAAGAAGTCATTAGACAGGCTGTATATCCTCCAAAGTTGTACGCAGGGGATCAAGGTTTCGCCTCCAAGCACATTTTTAATTTTCAATAACACTAATATTTTTTTGTAAGTTATATATAATAATATAAATATGGATTATCCACAAATAATTCCTATCAAGTCTGAAAATAACGGTCAAGCCAAATATCATCATCCACATTTACCTGATGTAGGGGTGAATATACCCGGAGAAGGTAAAATGCTTCTCATGTTAGCTCCTCGGGGTTGCGGTAAGAGTACGATTATTTCTAATCTCTTTCTCAATGATAACCTCTACGGACAAGAATTTTTTGATGATGTCATTGTAATATCACCTACGATACATTTAGATAGAACATCACGATTTATGAAAAAGAGATTTACATGTTATGATACGTATAGTCCTCAGTTAATACATGATATTACAAATAGACAAATGGAGTACGACGAAGAAGACCGACCACAGATAGCAATGGTACTTGATGATTGTGTTGGTATAATGGATAAACATGTTGCTAATTTAGTAACAAGATCTCGTCATTACAATATTAAATTACTTGTGATATCAGTACAAAAGTTCAGGGGGGCTGTAGATCCAATTATTCGCGCAAATTCGACGGATGTGTTAGTCGGCAGCCCATTTCCAAATCAACGTGAATTGAATGCTATTGCCGAGGAGTATGGAGATCAGTTCCATGGTCCCAAAGAATGGTTAAAATATTACCATCAATGTACTCCTAATAAGTATGATTTTTGTTATATGAAACTATCAAATCCTCCCTTACTCTTTAAAAACTTTGAGAAGGTCGTTGTAACAGGCGGACAAAAGACGGTAAAGTCTGTAGAAGATACTACTCAAAAGAAGATGGCTGAAGAAAAAAAAATAGAAAAGAATGATTAATTTTATTTTGTTTAACTTCAGTATAACTTAAAAATGGGATTTGACATGTACAATATGAGTAATGCTATTTCACAAGGTAACATGCTGTCACAAAGTGTAGAACAATTGAACGATACTATTCGTCAAACTAATGCTTTAAACGCAAGTAGAGCAAAATCAGCAGTAACTACAGCAGTAGATCAAGACAAAGAAATTGGTATTTTGACAGGAATTAAAGAAGGTGCTAGTGAAGTAACTGCCTTAGGTAATGTAGCATTATCTGTAAATAATTACAAAGAAGCAGTTGCTAATGCTGGTAAACCCGGATTCACTGAGGTTAAACCGACAAGTGATGATTTACAACCAAAAGCACCTGCCGAGGGTTCGGGTGAAGCAATTGATGAAATGGCTGAAAAACCAAGTGCTGCGATACAAACTAGTGAAGGTACATTTGAAGAAGGTTCAGATGTTCTTTCTAAAGGTAAAGGCATTGTTGCTGGTGGTGAAGCAGTAGAAGGAGCAGCAGGTACTGGATTGAAAGTAGCAGGAGCAATTGGTAAAGGTGTTGGTGTTCTTGGAGGACTTGCTACGGCTGGATTAGATGTTGCTGCTGAATATAAATCATTAAAAGCAGGACAAGGTCTTGCTGGAGATAATTTAGCCGAAAAAATTGCTAATATTGGAGCAATTGGTGGGAGTGCTCTTGACATGTTAGGATTTGTACCCGGACTACAAATATTGGGAGTTGTTGGTTCTGGTATTCAAGCAGCATCTGGAGTACTTGATGAAGTAGGCAATGCTGTTGAAACAAAACAAAAGGTACAATCAGATCAAACTACTCCTCCTCCAGCGACTATTCAACAGACCGCACAGAGTTCTCTTGCTGGATCTTTTGCTAATGTAAGGACTGGATAAGAACAGTTTTTTAATAATTAATTTTTTTAAAATATTTTTATATTCAACCATATTATAAATATGTCCGAAACCACAGGATTCTTCGTCGCCGACAATAAGATACCACTTAAAGAAAGTTATGTTGCGATACCTTCTCAAAATGGTTTATCGTACAACGCACAGAAATTAATTGAATTTTACATCCCACCGAATGTTGACGCTTTCAAGCCGAAGAACTCATACCTACAGTTTGATTTTCAAATCACACAGGATGCTTCTGCTTCTAACACTCGTCTTCAACTTGACGAACTCATTGGCGGTCAGGTATTAATTGATACTATCCGTATCCACTCAGGTGACAAGTCTGAACTTCTTGAAGAAATAAGACACTACCCAGTCCATGTAGCAACTAAGTATGCGTACCATTCTAATCCAACTCTTAAGGATTTACGAGCATTAAATGAAGGTGCTGGTATTTGGACGCCTGATACTCGTGGTACACGTGGTACTTCAAAGTCTATTTTAACCAATCACAAGTTTAGTCCATACTATCAGGCTGTAACCAGTTCAACGACTAATACTTCATTTACTAACTCATTATATCACAAGTGTAAGTTAAAACTACCACTACACACTGGACTTTTCCAAAATGAAAAAGTTGTTCCTGTTGGATTAATGAATGGTCTATTTGTAACTATTCTTACAAGTGAAAACAAACGTGTTTTCAGACAATTGGACTCAGTAAGTTACGAAAGACGTATCCCATTAAATCCAATTTTCCATTCTCTCAATGCTTCTACGGCTGCTCCTTCAACATGGGGTAATTCTTCGGCATCAAATGTATTCTATGTAAAACATGATAATAACAACTGGGAGGTGCCAAATTTCCCATTTGTTGTTGGTGAAACTTTTGAAATGGCTCAGGTAACTGATAGAACAAAAGCAACTTTTGATGCTCCTGCTGTTATTAAAGAATTATCTACGGCAGGTACTGGTGCTAATAAGTATGTTAAGGTTACATTACAGAATGCTGTGACCCCGAGTGCTTCACTTACAAATGCTGGTAACTGGGCTATGTATTCTACCTCAGTAAGAGCAGCAACTACATACAATCCAACTTATGAAATATCCAATGCTGAACTTGTACTCAATCAAATTGATATGGGAGCACAGGCTAAAGCAGAAGCTCAAAGAAATATGAGAGAAGGTAAAATGATGGTTTATGATTTCTTATCTGCTCAGGTATATAACTATTCACAACTTAAGGGTGATCGTGTTGCTAACATTGGTATCCCTGCTAATCACCAAAGGGCAAGGTCTATCATCTGTGTTCCAACTGATGCGAGTGTCTATTCTACTCGTGATTCCATTAGTGGTTCTGGTACGTACGAAATCAAGTCAGGGACTGATATAGCATTACATTCTACTCAGTCTGGTATAGCAGGTATATCTGATAGGCTAACCGAGTACTTCTTCTTCTATGATGGCCGTAATCAACCTTCATTGAATGTAAATACTACTAAGATTAGTGATAATAACTCAATAGCAGCAATTCCAATCATTGAATTAGACAAAGCACTTGCTCAGGCACAGATGCCAGCTATGGACTTATCACGATTTAGTGAAAACTTCTGTATTGGTCGTGCTTTATCACTTAATAGTGGTACTTACGACATGCGTGGTAAGGATTGTCGTCTCAATGTATATTATCAAGATACAGTAAATGCTCCTAAAAAGGATAAGCTTTGGTGCTCATTCGTGTATCATATACGTAGGATAAATATTCGTGCTGATAGTATAACCGTCGAGGTATGATAGTAACTGTATTTTTTTAAATTAAACTTTTTGAAAAATAATCATATAAATAATTATATAATTATCCTATAAAACATGTCAATCATATACCAAGAAATCCAACCGAGTAATGTTAATTCAACCCAAAAGGTTTCGTACAAGAAGGGAAACCCGATTGTATCATTTTTAATTGGAGCACAGCCTCACCTTTTAGACGCTGGTAGTGTTCGTATTAGTGGTGACATTGAATTCTTCAAAGATGCTAATGATACCAAACCAACTACTGCCGACCAATTAGCAATTGATGAAAAATTAGCAGTCTATTCAATTATGGATAAAGTTACGATTACTTCTCAGAGGTCTAGACAGGTAATTGAAACTGTAAATCATTATGGACGTTTTCTTTCTACGTACATTCCCTATGTAAATTCTAAAAGTGATAAATTTTCTCACTTGAATGAGATGGCTCTTACCTTACCTAACTATGAAACTCAAAAGAGAGAACTTGTTGATTTTCCAGCAACAGAACATGGATCGAGATTTTGTATTCATGTACCAACAGGTTTTTTAAGTTCAGGTAACATGATACCTCTTAGTGCTGATTCGCTTGGGGGTGTTGAAATTTCCATAAATCTTGCCCCTGATGCTCAGGTTCTATACGCTCAGAACGGCACAACTACTGGACTTACCGACGCTTACTACCAACTATCGAACCTAAGACTTCACTGTGAATTAGTTGTACCACCTGATCCCAGAAACATGCTCCCACCACAGGGACAACTTACGTACAATGCTATCACGTCTTATTTCAATGTAATTAACAGTGCTAATGCTGTTGTCAATTTCAACCTTGGTACATCTCGCACCCTCGGTGTATTTATGAATATGTGTCCGAGTAAGTATCTAAATAACTTAGCATACAACTCGTATGCTACGACAACTCCATTGAACTCTGACGGATCACAGGCAGACATTAAACAAATTATCTTTACCAAAGCAGGTATGCGTATGCCTATTGCTTTTAATATTGATACAAATGTAAAAGAAACTCCTTCTATTTCTACTGTAGATCCCGAAGTTGTAACATTTGCTCGTAGTTCGATTACATCTGGATTAAATCTAAGAGCAGAAATATCACCGATTAACACAAACAGATTATACACGGGAGCAGTTCCACCACTCACGGCTGACGGTGGTGTTATGGAGTGTATCGGCGTGCCGTTTGACACCACTGGTACTGGTGTGGGCGAGGATTTTAGCACAACTCCGTTTGGTATCCAGATGGAGACCAATTTGACTACGGATTCTCCAAATGCTCTTTTCCTTTTTGTTCATTCAAGACAAACTCTTGTATTTAGTCCCCAAGGTCTCCAAGTGGTTCAGTAAATCCTTGTGATTAATTTTTTTTTTAAAATTATTTTTATATTCAAAGATATTATAAAAAATGTCTATGTCTAATTCGAACCCTGATGTTTCAGAAACTGTTCCTGTTTCACCACCAAAAATGGACTCGTCCAATGTTCCAGATTTAATCCGTGTAGGAGCTATTCAATCTAATATGGCTATGGATATTACAAGCGATGTGTTAGATCCTGTCGTTAATACACAGAGCAACTGCCGATTTGTTTTACAAAATAAAGGTTATTTACATGATGGTTCTCGTATTACCTTATGTGTAAAGGGTAATGCTTCAACGACTGTTGGAGCTTTCTTCCCTCTTAATATTGGTGTTCATTCACTAATTAAAAGAGCTACTTTAAAGGTCGGTGGTAATACTATCTCTGAGTTAGATGATTACAATCACTTCAAGGCTTTTGAAAGTATTTTCTTATCCAATGAAATCAACAGAGACCGCGAGGCATACATGTCTGGTCGTCAAGTGGCTCACGAGTTTAGATATGATAGTACTGCTGGGAGCTGGTCTAATACTGCGGCGAATGAGTATGGATTAGGTAATCAGTTAGAATATGACGGAGGCAATCTTGATGTAGCAGCCGAGTTGGATATTAACAACAAACCAGTATTCTCTGTAACTCTTGCGGAGCTTTTCCCATTTATGAAGGGTTTAAATCTTCCATTATTCGCAATGAAAGAAGAAATCTCAATTGAACTTGTTTGGGAGGGTCAGGTTGGCGGTCGTATATCTGTAAATTCTAATGAGGCTGCGATTGGTTCAAGTGTTGAGATTGATACAACTGAAGTTAAACTTGTTGCTGACTACATTTTCTATGATGGTGAAATTATGTCTCAACAGTTACAGGCGTACAACTCACAGCCAACTAACTTTACTTACAATGATTACCGTTTAACCAAGACTACCTTATCTGTAGCAGATGCTAAGAACAGTGTTCGTAACCTCGGTGGCGCAGGGCGTATTGTAACCAAGGTTATGACTTTTATCAATGATGATAATAGATCTGAAAGATATGTTCTTAACAAATATGCTGCTGTAGCACCTGCTAAGGATTATTCAAGTGGTACTAAGAAGAATGATACTCTTACAACCAATATCCGTATGAATGATTTCTTTGTATTCCCGATTGATTTATCGAATAGTGCTGTGTTATTTGATAAGACTTCCCGTGCTATGGGCTCGTTACCATTTGTAACTCGTCAAGAGTACTCTGGAGAAGGTAATACGATTAGTAGTGCTTCATTCGAACAAAACGCCCAGAATGGTTCGCGTGGTATTGCGAGCAACTTTTTCTTTCAGGCATATCGTCTTCCCGCTGGACGTGTCAATGCTCGTGGTCTTGAACTTACTACGAAGTTAGATTCACTACCTGCTCTTGCGGCTGGTAAATCATACACACAAAGGTCATTTATTGAAATTTCAAAGGTTGCTTCATTAGAAAATGGTTTCCTTACAAGCGGCTTCCTTTGATTCGCCACTCTACGTGGTTTTAACTAAATAACTCGTTAATTTTTTTATATTTACTTTTTTTAAATGGCAAATCAGGTACAGACTGAACAATATACTGATTTAAAATTACTGGAGTGTTCCCGTAAATCCAGTGTTGAAGTGGGATCTGGTAATAATAGTAATAATGCTTTATTTATGAATAAAGTTGAAGAAGGATTTATGTTAAATGCTGGTGATAAAGTATCAGTTCATAGTGCTATGATATCAGAAGTAGGAGCTGGAAATGATACAATAGAGTTAAAAGGTAATTATATAAAAAGAGTTGGAATACCACATTTAATTAAATTTATACCATACAATTTAAATGAATATTACAACAATGATGGATATTCTGATGTTTTAAATACATATGATGCTGTAAGAACGCAAAAATTTACACATTTTACAGATCTTCATGATAATGAAGTACACATGACATTAAATTATTTTAAAGCAACGAATGGAGAAAATTGTTTTTCATTACCACGAAGATTTGGTGCTTCGAAAAAAAAAGAAGCATATGACTTCGTTGATAGTCATGAAACTGGTGCTACGATACACCAACAGCGAAATGGTACAATAGTAGAAGAAGATTACGGAAGAGATCGTAACGCAAGTTCAGTGTGGAATAATGCTTGGAAAGATAATCGTGAATTATTAAAAGTAAGGCAAGACGGAACAAAATATACATTATTTGTAAGAGATGGTGTAACCTATTATAATCCTAATACAACTGTGCCCAGCTCACCAGATGTATATGAATCACACAATGGAAATGGAAGTATTGATCCTGCTGTGGCTACATATTATCCTTATAGGGAGTTAAAAAGTGTAACAATACCAAAAGGACGAAGAAGTGCTGATTTTATTGCTGAAACATTTACAGATTCATTACAAAATGCTAGTGCTATTCAAAAATACGAACAATGGAATGGAGGGTTAAATCCTTCAACATTCACATCATATGAGGGACAAGGTGTATTGGGAGCAATTTATAAAACTGATACATACAAGCCATTTAATTGTGCTAATTCAACATTTAATATTGTTAATTATACTAATGCTATGGCTTACAATTATAATAGCGTACCTCGTCCAGTTCCAACGAAAGCTGTGTTAAATTGGATGAATTCATTTCAAAATGTATGTTTCAAAAGACCTGACTTTGTAGAAACTGGACGTGATTCTTGGGGGGACAATATATTTCAAGGTGGTAGATATAAATATATAACACATGTAAGCAATGATAATGTATCTGGAAGAACTACAATGAGAATTGTTTTTAATGTAACATACACAGATCAAAATTGTAAGAAATTAGCTGAATGGTTAAAAACTCAAGAATTATATCCTGAATTTTGGGATTTTAGGAACGCTTCAGGGGTATATTACAATAATAGTCCAAGATTAACATCGACAAATTCAAGATTTTTACATTTGGATATGGTACAAGCGTATGAAAACGCATCAAAAACATTAGCCTCAGATAGAAAAGAGTTTGGTTCAGATATGAATGCTTCAACAACAACAGAGTCAGTAGCAATCAAATACAATACACCATCAGAGCCATTATTTATAACATATATCAAAGATGATGAAAATACATTTTATGAAGAACCAGAGTATAATTCAGTATCTAAAAAATTATCATACGGAGCATTTTTAAATTGGAGAGGTGTTACAGGACAGGCAGTAGGAAATATAATGATTACAACTGAAGGTGTTGGCGGAGTACCGTCAAGATACTATAATGCTTCAGGATTTTTTATTGGTGGCTATGAAGCTGTTGGGAATGCTTCTTATGATAAAAACAAATATAAACGGCATATTGGATATGATCCTCATTTTAGTGCTTATGGTAATGCTGCTATAGGATTATATACACCAACAGCACTAGAGGTAAATGAAATGGAAGGAAATTTAGAAATAGGATTTATTCTTCAGAATAATGTAGGAGCAGGGGATACGCTCGACGACGTTGCTAGTAGATCTGCGACTATCAATCAAATGTATCTTGGTTCATCAAATCCTAAATTAACTTATGATCCAACAAAAGATAGATTTGGATTTACTGAATTTTATACACCTGAATATCTTGGTAATAATGGAGGAGCAGGGTCTGATGCTACGAAAAATCCTGTAAAAAATGATAATGGGAACGCACTAGTTTATAAAATTAATAAACGTACTCAAAGACAAAATTACTGTCCCGGAATGAGTCCTTATCCACAAAAGAAAACAGTTACACCACAAAATACGAGTGGTGCGACAGCAACTGCTCTTGAAGTTGATTTACCGAATAAGAATATCTATCCATTTTCAATTATGGATTGTCAGAGTGGTATAGCGATAGAAAGTTTCGGTATTGATGAAGAAAGTTGGAACAAGTCCTTAATGGGAATATTAGGATTTACATATTCTCAATTACAATCACCTGTAAATGCTAGTAACACATTACAAAATAGAATAAATACATTTAATAGCAAAACATTAAATAGAGTTACAACTCAGTCAGTTGTAAAAGCTCAAGATACACTGCGGTTTAATATGAATATATGGGGGGCTGAGATGTATCACCCAAATATAGCATCATCATTAGTTTTACATGATCATAAATCACCTGCTAAATCATATTATCAGTATTTCAATCCAATTATAGTGGATAGTGATTCATTAATAATAACTGCTGAAGGAGTACCAAGGCAAATGCTTGCTCCATTTTATACGATAAGAAGTGATTTAATAGATGATGCTTATTATATGGGTTCATTGGATAGTGGAGAGAAACTCCCAGTAATAGCACATGTATTGAAATCTACGGATTCGGGTGATTTTTTTATAAGTCAAGATAGTTCATTGGAGTTTACAATGACACGTCAAAAGCCATTAAGTACAATTACAACAGCAATATGTGATCCCGACGGTACTTTCTCACGTGTAGATGATAATAGTGCTATAATATACAAAATTCAGAAGCAAAATCAATTACCATTGAATATAATTCAGGCATTATTTAGTGGTAAATAATGTTTCTTAAGTATTAAATTGTGCTATTATTTTTGGTCGTAAAAAAAACATATGTTTTTTAAAAATGATAATTTTTACATGTTTTAAAATCAATATGAGATATTTGAGAGATAAATATTTTTTGAATACACTTTTGAATAATTTTGTTTTAAACTACAAATAATTATCCTAAATATAATATTGTAAGATATTAATGGCGTCCTTCCACACTAAGACATTCACTAAACACGATAACTATATGACTCCCAAATCTGCTTGGGAAGCTATACAACAATTTATTCCAAAAGATAAAGTTATATGGGAATCATTCGCTGGAAATGGTAACTCCTCAAAGTTTCTTACTGAACTTGGTTTTGATGTTATTTGTAAAGAAGAAGATTTCTTTCAAGCAAATCACGGTGATATTATTATTACAAATCCTCCATTTAGTCTAAAAAAAGAAGTATTTACAAGATTAAAAGAACTTGGAAAACCATTTATGATTATTTGTCCTTGTAGTATGATTACAGCACAATATTTCAGGAATCTATTCAAAGATGAAAAGATACAAATTATCATTCCAAGAAGAAGAATACATTTTGTAAAAACAGATGATGAAGGAAATATACTTCCTACTGAAAATAAATGTAATTTTGATTGTTTCTATTATTGTTGGAAAATGAACTTAGAAAAAGATATTATATTTCTTGAATGATAAATAAAAAATGTAAGCTATCATAAATGGAGAACATTTACGCAGCGGATGTAAAAGAAATAATAAAAATATTAAAAATACACAAAAAGAGTGATTTAGTTACGAAGTTACAGATACATTTTGAGGATTTATTTGACGAGGACTGGACGCCTCCGAAGCGAGTTACTAAATGTAAGTACAGTGATAGTGAAGGTTCTGCGGAAGAAGAAGACTTTACATATACTACTGAAGATGAAAATGGATTTTTATCTCTTGCGTGATTTATTTTTACATATGAGTACTAATTGATCTTCATCATAGATTTCAAGACGAATGAGTGTGAGTATAGAAATATTGAAAGTGTGATGCTCTTCACTAGAAATCTTTTTTTTATTTAGTTTTTTATTATATATTGTTTGACAAAATTGTCTTGAATATTCAATAAGATCTTTAATATTGACCTTACTTCTCATACTATGTAGGATAAATTCTTCAACACATTTTTTGTATTGTGTATAGTTACGTCGTCCTAACGGCATAGACGAAATTAGCAAATCATTCCAATAACTACAAATTGTTCCATCCTTACCCATGATAACGACCATTTGTAAATCTAAATAAACATCTTAAATTGTTTTTAAATAAGAAAATCTAAAAATATTACCGTAAATTATTTATTTATGCGCCAAATCTAGAATTGTTACTCAAACACAATCTATTAATACATAAATGTATACATTTATGTATTAATAGATTGTGTTTGAGTAACAATTCTAGATTTGGCGCATAAATAAATA